AACTCCTTTGACAAAAATTGTTGAGGTTGACGCACCAGCAAAAAAACTTTATGATAATCCAAATATTACCAAATATGTAAATGCAGCTAAAAATGAACCATTATTTGTTGATCCAAGACTTTCTAATAATAGTTTTGAAGTTTTAGTTGGTGCAAAAAAAATGATTGATAGAGACATATCTGCCGCTAAAAACATAAGAGATAAAGAAAGTGTTGGTGCATTAATGGGAGTTAAAAGACAAGTTTTAGATATACTTGAAAAAGCTAGCCCAACTTATAAACAAGCTAATAAATTATTTGCTGGCGAGTCAGCATTATTAAACGCACAAGAAGAAGGTTTAAATTTTGGTAAATTAAGAAATGGCGAAGAAGTTAAAAGATATATTTCTGGTTTAAGCGATGGAGAAAAAGAAACCTATAAAATAGGTGTAAAAGATTATTTAATGGACAAAGTTATGAAAACTGGCGATGCTAATTCTTCTGCTAAAAAAATATTTTCACAACCACTAGAAAGAGAAAAGCTCAAAGCTGTATTTAATAATTCAAAACAATTTCAAGATTTTGCTAAAAGAATGAAAGATGAAATTAAAGTTTTTGATATTAAACAAAGAGTTTTAGGTGGCTCAAGAACTGATTTTAATTTAACCGAATCAGACCAATTACTTGATAAAATTGCTAAAGGTGCAATTAATGCAAAAACTTTTGGTATTTCAGATGTAATGTTAATGACTAAAAATGCAATACAAAAAATGTATTATGGTTTAAATGAACAAACTGCGAAAGAGCTTGCAAATATAATAATTGATCCAGAAAAATCAGTTACTTTATTAAACAATGTTTATAAAAAAGCTCAAACCAATACAGAAAAAGGGTTAATACAAAAATTTACACAAGATTTTTTAGAAAAAAGAAATTTTACCAAAACATTATCACCGCAAGTAGCAAGAACTATGGTAACAGAACAACCTAAAAACGAGGAGAATTTAGAATAATGGCACAAAGATTTATTGAACCAATTGCAAGAATATTCACTAACGCAGGAGCTGTTGGAGTCGGATATAAATATTATTTTTATTTAACTGGAACAACAACACCAGTAACAACATATCAAGACATTAATTTAACCGTAGCAAATACTAATCCAGTTTTGTCTGACGCTAATGGGCGTTTTCCAGAAATATGGTATTCTGATTTATCGCAATTAAAATTAATTGTTAAAGATTCTTTGGATAATACAATAGAAACTTGCGATCCTGTTGGTGCTACAGCTGAAATTACATCTTTAAATGATTTTGATGTCCGACCAACTTCATATTGGGGATTAACAACAGGAACTTCAACAGCTTACACATTATCAGCAAATCCTACAGTTATTTCATACAATAACTCACAAACATTTGTTATACAAATTCACATAGATTGTGGAAATAATCCAACTTTAGCAGTAGATAGCTTAACTGCTCAAAATTTTAAAAAATATACGCAACAAGGAACAAAAATTAATTTAAAAGCTAATGATTTAAAAGTTAACCAAAGATATTTTTGCACTTATGATGGCGTTGATATAGTTGTTTTAAATCCTAACTCATTACCACTTTTATCGGGAACTTCTACGGCTTTGACAATATCAGCAGGAATAATAACTTTAACTAATAATTCCAGCTCTTATGCATTAGATACCGAGGGAGCAGCGTCTTCCGATGATTTAGATACAATTAATGGTGGACAAGATGGACAAATAATTATTCTAAATTCTGCAAATGCGGCAAGAAATGTAGTTGTAAAACACAACATAGGCAATATTTTTAATCCTCAAGCCATAAATATAACATTGGATTTAACAACCGATTCTGTATGTTTAAGATATAGTTCTGTTTTAAGTTATTGGATAGTTATTTCTAGTTCATTTAATGATTTTGTTAATTCTAAAGCCAGTAGTGGCTATACTTATTTACCTAATGGTTTAATTTTTCAATGGGGAACTGCAACCACTGTTGCTGGATTTGTTCAATTTACTTTTCCAATTGCCTTTCCTACGGAGGTAGTAGTTATTGCGCCTACTAATACACAAAATGCTTCCACTAGTTCTTTTGCTCCATCTATTGGAGTAGTTACAGCAAGTAACGCAAATTTATATAACCAAACTGGGATTTCTCTAACTTATCGTTGGATAGCTCTTGGTTACTAATTAAAAAATTTTATGATAAAAGTAAATTACGATACAGAAACAACTTTAGTAAAAGGATATTATCCAGACATAATTAACTATGCGTCAATTCCTGAGCCTTACATTGAAATTACCGAAGAACAACATCAAATTGCTTTGGGTAAACAAATGTGCGTTGTTGATAAAATTTTTCAAGAATATATAATTCCTAATAATATTTTATTAGAACAACAAAAAATTATTAAAATTAATATATGTTTAAATTATTTAAAAAATACTGATTGGTATATTATAAGATCATTAGATTTAAGTAATTTAAACCCTATACCTCAAAATATTTTAAAAAATAGAGCAGATGCTAGATCATTGCAAGATGCTATTAATAATGCAAATAGTTTGATTGAATTAAATAATTTAAACATTAATTTTATTGATTAACATGAGTGTTTCAGGAACAAATACATTTACACAAACAAGAAATAATATAATTAATCGTGCTTATAAAATTATAGGAATTAAAACTCGTGGAAGAGATTTAACGGCAGAAGAAATTAATGAAGCATCGGAGGCACTAAATTTATATGTCAAAGGCTTAAAAAGTGAAGGTGTTTATCTTTGGAAATATGCCGAGGGAACTTTATTTTTAAAAGTAGGTCAAGAGAGTTATATTTTAGATGGAACAACCGCCAATGCAACAGAATCTTTTGCCCAAACAACAACTAATGCAACAGCAACAAGTGGAGCAAACTTAATTGTAGTTACTAGTGCAAGTGGATTTACTATTGGATACAACATAGGAATAATGCAAAATGATGGTAATTTGCATTGGACAACCATTTCTAATATAGCGGGAACAACAATTACTTTGACCGCTCCTTTAACTGATAATGTATCAAATGAAGCAACTGTTTATGTTTACCAAACTAAAATTACACGCCCCGAAGCAATAACATCAGCAAGGAGAAGAGATTCCTCAAATTATGATACTCCTTTAAATGAACTTGCTAGGAATGATTATTTTAATCTTGCTCAAAAAACAGTAATTGGACAACCAACTCAATTTTATTACGACAAGCAATTAAGTTCAGGAACAATTTATTTGTATCAAGCTCCAAATGACGCTTCTAATACAATTAAATTTACATTTCAGAAAATGTTTTTTGATTTAAATGAAGGCAATGACAATCCTGATTTTCCTATTGAATGGGCTGAAACTTTAGCTTTTGGTTTAGCTTCTCGTTTATCTTATGATTTTTCAATTGATAAAACAAAATCTGAGCAAATTAAAAGAACATACGATGAAATGTTGCGTAATTTAAAAGGATATGATAGAGAAGATTCAATTTATTTTGTCCCAACTTATAATTTATATAGATAATGATCCAGCAAATACATTTTGGAGTAAATTCATATAAAGCTAAAAGTGGTTTAATATCTGCTGAGCGATTGGTTAATTGTTATGCTGAAATAACACCCCAAACTAGTGCATTTCCTAATATGGTGTTAGGAACAGCAGGGTTTGATGTTTGGTTAGATACTGCAGTTTCTTTGCCAATTTATGGAATGCATATTATGAATGGAGATTTATTTATTGTAGCAGGAAATAAAGTTTTTAAAGTTGACACAAGCAAAACAACAACCTTAATTGGTGAAATAACAAGTCAAATAGGTCAAGTTATTATGACTGACAATGGGACTCAAGTTACAATACAGCTTCCAGGCGGCATTACTTATTATTGCACAAGCTCTGCAGGATCATTATTGCAAATAACAGATGGAGATTTTAACAATTCTGGGTCAATAACAACACTTGATGGGTTTACTGTATCCGCTTTAATAGATTCTAATGAATTTCAATGGTCAAATGTTAATGCAACAGAAAATTGGAATGCATTAAATGCAGCAACTGTTGAGGCTAATTCATCAAAAATTGTTAGAGTTTATCAAAATAATTTAGAACTTTGGTTTTTTAAAGAAGATATAATTCAAGTGTATTATAATACTGGATCGGGAAATCCTTTATTTCAAAGAAAAGAAGGTGTTTATATTGAAAAAGGTTGTGCTTCTAAATATTCAGTTGCTACCCTAGACAACTCATTTTTCTTTTTTGGAAACGATAGAATTGTTTATCAGACAATTGGCTATCAATTAAAACCAATTTCAACATTTCCTATTTCTGAACAAATTGAAAAATACTCAGTCATAAATGATGCTATAGCTTTTACTTATATTTTAGGAGGACATAAATTTTATTGTATCACTTTTCCATCAGAAAATAAAACTTGGGAATACGATATATCAACAGAATTATGGCATGAAAGAGAAAGTATTAACAATGCAGGAAAAAGTGGTAGATGGAAAGCAAATTGTTATATAAATTTTAACAATAAAAATTTAATAGGAGATTTTGAAACGGGCGTTATATATGAATTAAAAGATAATTTG